CTTTAAATATAGATATTACAGCAACCATTACAAGAGATACAAATTATACTTTAGAGCAGGTGACAGCAAATGTAAACAGCAAAATAACTGCATATCTGCAAAGTATTGCATTTAAGCAGAATATAGTTAGTTATGCCCGGATAGGAAGTCTTCTTTTAGACAGCACCGGCGTATTAGATTACAGTAATTTAACTATTAATGGTGGGGCTTCTAATATAACTGTCGGAGATGAACAAGTAGCAGTGTTGGGGCAGGTGACATTGAGTGAGTGATATAACAAATTATGTGCCATCGTTTCTATTGCAAAGTAAGATTTTACAGGAAATTTATAATGCTGAAAATACAGAAATAAATCTTGTAGAAAATTCAAGTCAAGACTTATTAGACCAATGCTTTATTGATACTGCAACATGGGGGTTGGAATATTGGGAAAAGTTTTTAGGTATAGACGTAGACAAAACGAAGTCAGATATGTTTAGGCGAGAAAGAATAAAAGCAAAGATAAGAGGATATGGTACTATCACAAAAGAGTTTATACAGAATGTTGCAAGCTCTTTTGCGAATGGAGAAGTAGAAGTTATCGAGTATCCAAGCGAATACAAATTTGTAGTTAAGTTTGTTGGCGTAAAAGGAATACCGCTGAATATGTTAGATTTGACAAAAACGATTGAAGAAATCAAGCCATCCCATCTTAATTATGAATATCAATACACTTACAATGTTTGGAATTTTTTGACGGGCAAGGTCTGGAATGATTTAAAACCCTATACTTGGGAGCAAGTAAGAGTGATTTAAGGAGGTAGCAAGCATGAAATATACGCAAAACTATAATCTCAAGAAGCCTGAAGGCACAGACGTGGTAAATATCGATGACTTGAATAACAATGCTGACATTATAGATACAGAGCTTGCAAAGCGTATGATTAATTCTGGCGGTGTTCCTTCTATTCAATCCGGTTTGGACGCTGATAAGCCTACAGCAGGAACCACAGGACGAATATATATTGCTACTGATACGCAGCTAATATATAGAGATACCGGCACAGCCTGGCAAAAAGTTGGTGTTGTAAATTGGGGTGATATAGATGGTAAGCCTTCTACTTTTACGCCATCTGCCCATAAGAGCACACATGCTACTGGCGGGGCTGATGCTCTCATGCCTGCTGACATCGGTGCAGTCAACAAAGCAGGAGATACAATTAAACCAAGCACTGATTCTACTACTGCATTTCAAGTACAAAAATCCGATGGTAGCGTTGTATTAGACGTTGATACAACTAATAAAGGAGTAGGCATACAAACCAATTCACCAGACCAACCATTGACAGTCGCAGGAAACATTAAAACTACTAATCAATTTATTTCAACAGTTGCAACTGGTACAGCACCACTATCAGTATCATCTACAACTGTAGTTAGTAATCTAAACGCTGATAAACATGATGGATATGATGCAGGAAATTCTTCAGGACAAATACCAGTCTCTAACGGAACAGTAAATACAAATTTAAATGCTGACATGACAGACGGTATTCATTTTCAAATTAATAACGGAGTATTGCAATATAATAATGGAACGGGGTGGCAAAATGTTATGACAAGTGTAATTAATAGTATTCAAAGAGGGACAATTGAATCTTCAGCAACGGGGGATATAAATATAACAATAAATACTGTAAATGTTAATAAGGCTGTAGTTGTAACTAGTGGAGACGGTTATGGTTCCTATAATAACTACGCCTATTTTAGATATGCTGTATTAACTAATAGCACTACATTAACTATAAAACAACGAATCTGTACTGGTAATTGGTCTGATGCCTACGAGGTTTCCCTATCATGGCAAGTAATAGAATATGTATAAGGAGGTGAAAATTTATGGAATACAAAAATTATTTACAATTAGATGGCAATAAAGTAATTGCATTTAGTACATTGGCCGCTTTCCCAGAAGATCAGATACCATCAAATCTAATGGAAGCAGGAAATTTGACGCAGAATGAAACATTGGGCAAATATTACAATCCTGCTGATGGCAAATTTTACGCAAATTATAATTTTAGAACAGGAACATATAGTAATTAAACTAACATAATACAGCCTCGTAATTATATAATGCAGTATTACAGGACAAACATACACACCATAAAGGGCAGTTAAAACTGTCCTTTTTAATTTTTGCATAAAGGAGCGTTGCCGATGGAACTTGAGGAGAAGGTGAACGATATGGAGGAACGTATACAAAAAATAGAAACGCAAATTGCAGGTAATGTAGCATGCCACATAGAAAAAATTAGCAAGCTTGAACAGTGGCAGGCAAAACAAAACGGGAGCTTGCTAAGGCTTGAACAAAAAATTGATGGCATATATACGTGGCTAATAGGGCTTATGGGAGGCGTAATAGTCTCTTTAATTATGCTTGCTTTAAATTATGTCGGAAGGAGGTAGAATAAAAATATGAGTGTGAATGTGATAGACGTAGGGTTGCAGTTCAGAGGTAGCCTGCTGGAAAGAAGCCAGACTGATTATTTAGTTTTACACCATGCAGAGGCAAGCAATGCTTCTGTAGAAGATATTCATAGGTGGCATCTTGAAAATGGCTGGGCAGGTATTGGATATCACTACTATATTAGGAAAGACGGAAGTATATATCGTGGCAGACCGAGAGACACAATAGGCTCACATGTGTATCACCATAATTGGGATACCATAGGCATTTGTGCAGAGGGAGACTATATGTCCGAGATAATGCCAGACGCTCAGAAAAGCTCTATAATAGCACTTTGCCAAGAGCTGCTTACTATCTATCCTAATGTGCAAATAGTAGGGCATAGAGACCTAATGTCAACGTCCTGCCCCGGGGTAAATTATCCGTTCGTAGAAATTGTAAGTTCTGCAAGTGGAAATCCTGTAAATTATAATTCGCAACAATGGATAATTGACATGCAAAAGGCTTTAAATATGTTAGGATATAATTTGCAGGTTGACGGCGTAATAGGACAAAACACAATAAATGCTATAAAAGATTTCCAAGCAAAAAACGGACTGACGCCAGACGGAATATATGGCATGGTAACAGCACACTATCTAAGCGTAGCTATCCAAAAAGCAAAGGAGGTGATTGCTATGGTAGGACCATTCCAAGACGTACCAGAAAACCATTGGGCTGCAAGTGTTATTTTGGATATGTATAATAGAGGACTTTTATCTAAAGATACAACATTTAGACCAGACCAGCCCATTACGCGAGCAGAAGCAGTAGCTCTAATTGATAGGGTATTAAAATTTTTAGGAAAATAACTGAAAGGAGAATGTTCTTATGGAAAAAGATTTAATAATGACAATTTTGACAGCAGGTATACAACTTGCAATTTTAGCAGGGTTAGGTAGTTTAATTAATTATTTGCTAACAAAAACTTCAACAGAAAATTTATCGAAAATTTATAATCTTATAAAAATATTTGTTCAAAGTGCTGAACAAATATATGGTGATGGTAAAGGTGTAATAAAGAAAAAAACAGTTTTAGATATGATTAGTAAAAATATAAAAAATAAATTAAGTACAGAAGAAATAGATAAATTAATAGAATCTGCTGTATTTGAAATAAATACGGTATTAAAAAATGAGAAAATAGATAATACGGACGCACAAACATCACCTACTATAACACAATCAGCGTCATCTACACCATCTGCACCATCTACACCAACTGTATAGAAAATAATCATGCCCCTTCGGGGGCTATTTTTTATGCTTTTTAAGGCATAAATATATTCACTCCATTAAAACCTTTCATTGCAGGTCAAAATCAAACGATTACATATAAGCATAAAAAAAGAAAGGTTGGGGGGCAACCTCTGGGAGTGTGGATCGTTCTTACAAGAATATTATAACACAAAAATTATAGTGAATGATATATAATTTTGTTGACATCTTGTTGACACTGTTGACACAAAATATATAACTATATGCAAAATATAAAAATAAAAATAGGTTATAAAGCCTATTTTAAGCCATTTTTTATTTCATTAGCTGATTCGTAATCAACAGGTCGTGGGTTCAAGTCCCACTGTCAGCTCCATTATTTAAGCAGATTTAAGGGTATC